CCATCGGCGAGGGCGGACGGAACAGGACGCTCTATGGCTTCGCCTGCCAGCGCCGCGCCTTCGGCGACACGGAAGAGGAGGTGATGGAGGCGCTCATCAAGGCCAACAAGGAGCGCTGCCATCCCTCCCTGCCCGTGGGCGAGCTTCGGACCATCTGCGCCCAGGCGTGCAAGTTCGAGCGCGGCCTGAAGGAGGGCGAGGGTCTCCCGAACGTGACGAGACCAGGCGGCGCTGGTGGTGGCGTGGTGGTCCAGGCCCCCATCGGCGTGACCAGCTTCCGGAACTCCAAGGGCCGCATCGTCCACAACAAGCTCGGGCGGCTGCTCATCGAGCGCAACCACGCGTGCAGGCTGAACGGCATGCCAGCCGTGTGGACTGGCACGAGCTGGGCCATCGGCCTGCCAGCGGTGAACCGATGCATCCTCGGGTACGCCGACGATGCCAAAACTTCGGACCGCCGCGAGGTCATCGAGTACATCATGGCCACGATGCCATCGAGGGACGTCATCGGAGACTTCGACGGCAAGGCCTACGTGCAGTTCGCGAATTGTACGGTCGAGGCTGCGACGCTGAACGAGGTCTCCCCGACGCCCGAGATGCTCGTGGCCAACGTCCTGCCCATCTTCTACGACCGCGACGCCGACACGACCGTGGCCGAGGAGTTCCTCGCTTCGGTCTCGGGCGATGACGAGAACGTCGCGCTCGTGCTCACCGAGCTGATCGGGGCATGCATGACCGCGAGCCGCGCGACCTCCCAGGCCGCGATGCTGGTGGGACGCGCCCAGGTGGTGGGAGGTGAGGCATCGAACGGCAAGAGCACCTACCTGAACATGCTCCAGTCGCTGCTCGGGGCCGAGAACGTCTCGTCGCTTGACATGGGCACGCTCGGCGAGAGGTTCCAGGCGGCGAGGATGGCGGGGAAGCTGGCGAACATCGCCGACGATATCCCTTCGACGTTCCTTGAGGGCAACGAGCTGAGCAACTTCAAGAAGATCGTGACGGGCGACACACTCTACACGGACGTGAAGAACGGTACGGGCTTCGAGTTCAGGCCGATGGCGCAGCAAATATTCTCGATGAACGAGGTGCCGCGCCTGAAGGAGACCAACGAGGGAATCCTCCGACGTCTTGCGTTCGTGCCATTCAACGCGGTGTTTCGACCAGGCATGCCAGGCTTCGACCCGCACATCATCCGGAAGCTCACGACGCCCGAGGCGCTGCGGGGCTTCGCGCTGCTCGGGATGGCGAGTCTCGGGCCACTGGCCGAGCGCGGCTTCTTCACGAACATCGAGGGGATGGCGGAGGAACTGCGCCAGGTCCAGGTCGACAACGACAGCGTCCTGCGATGGATCGAGGACGATGGCGTCACCGTCTCGTGGTGTGTCGACAAGACTGCGACGGCGGTCTACGAGGCTTACTCGGAGTGGTGCGCGAAGTCTGGCGAGCGCAACCCGTTCAGCAAGGTGCAGATGACGAGACGGCTCCTGAAGGCCTTCTCCGACTATGGCCTGAAAAGTGTTACGAGGCGCTTCAACGAGGGCGGGAAGACGGGCAAGCCCATACGAGTGTTCGGAATCGACGCCGACGAGGCGAGAGTATTTTAAGTTGTAACACTTTTGATTTCGCCAAAGTGTTACAGCGAAACCGCAGGCCAGACGGTGCGTTTTGGCCTTGTAACACTTGTAACGGCTCTCTTTTACCCTGAGTTTTCAACAAGGCATAGAAAAAAAGAAAAAGAAAACGCGCGCGCGAGAAAGTGTTACAGCCCGCGCGGCGCGTTTTGGAGGTGACCGCATGCCGCCCACGGACGAGTGCGAGCGCTGCCGATGGTGGCGCGAGGGCTGGGGCCGCGCGTGGTGCGCACTGCCGCACGACCGCGCCGAGCGCGTCGAGCGCGGACGTCGCGTCTGCGAGGACTTCGACGAGCGGCGCGGCGGACCGTGGGCGGCGCTGGTCTACGGCAACGGCGACATCCGATGGAGGGAGTGAGCAAGGGAGTGACCACCATGGACGAGTGGGAGACGCGGCGGTGCGCGTGGTGCGGCGAGCCGTATCAGTGCCGCGCGGACAGCCAGCGGCTCTTCTGCACCGACGCGTGCCGGATGCGCCACGTTCGGCACGCCGAGCGCGTGAGGCGGGCCGTGGACAACGTGCCGCCGACGGAGACGGTGCGGCAGTGGGCGCTTGAGCGTCGGTTCTACCCGTAAACAAACGGACGGTGGACTAGTTGCCCATGTGGCGCGTCGAACGGGCTTCTATGCCACCGTGCCAGGCTCAGAGAGGCAAGAGACGATGAACGAAAGAGGAACGATGCAGATTCGAAGCCCGCACTTCTGCGCAGTGCCGTACCCGAGCGGCGAGTGCTGGCAGATAAAGACGATCATCGACAGGGACGGCAAGCGCAGGACCAGGAACGACGTCGAGGTGTGGCGTGAGGTCAACTGCTACCCGACTACGCTTGAGCGAGCCATCGAGTGCGTCTGGGAGTACGAGGCCCTCCATGCGGCCAAGACGCCCGAGGCCTGCGTCATGACCGCCGACGAGTGCCGCGAGTTCGGGACCTACCTCGTGAACCGCGTGGCCGACATCGCCGACGAGATGCAGGCGCGGCTGGGGGGCGATGAGTGATGGACGCCTACAATGAGTTCCTGGCGTCGAAGGCGCGGACGATAGCGCCGACGGGATTCGAACCTTCGGGCGTGAGCGGGATGCTCTACGACTTCCAGCGCGATATCGTCAGGTGGGCGTGCCGCAAGGGCAAGGCGTGCATCTTCGCCGACTGCGGAATGGGCAAGACGGCAATGCAGCTCGAATGGGCGCGCCAGGTGTGCGAGCACGTGGGCGGCGACGCCATGGCGTTGATCGTCGCTCCCCTCGCCGTCGGTGCGCAGACCGTCCGCGAGGGTCACAAGTTCGGCATCGCGGTCAATCGGTGCCGATGCGCCGATGACCTCCGCCCGGGCGTGAACGTCACGAACTACGAGATGCTTCACAAGTTCGACGGCATCAGGTTCGACGGCGTCGTGCTTGACGAGTCGAGCATCCTGAAGAGCTACACGGGCAAGGTCCGCAACGAAATCATGGGCATGTTCGCGGAGACGCCGTTCAAACTCGCATGCACGGCGACGCCCGCGCCAAACGACTGGATGGAGCTCGGCAACCACTCCGAGTTCGTCGGCGCGATGACGAGGGCCGAGATGCTGGCCATGTTCTTCATCCACGATGGCGGCGACACGTCGAAGTGGCGGCTCAAGGGCCACGCCAAGGCGCGCTACTGGGACTGGGTGAGCCAGTGGGCCGTCGTCGTGACAAGCCCCCGCGACCTCGGATATGACGCCGAGGGATTCGACCTGCCGAGACTCAACGTCCGAACGGTCGAGATAGAGACCGAGATGCAGGACGATGGGCGGCTGTTCGCCGTCGAGGCGCTGACCCTTCAGGAGCAGCAGAAGGCGCGGCGAGACTCCATCGACATGAAGGTCGACCACATCGCGCAAGTGGTCAACTCATCCGATGACGCATGGATTATCTGGTGCGACCTGAACTCCGAGAGCGCCGCGCTCGTGGACGCCATCCCCGATGCCGTCGAGGTCAAGGGTGCCGATTCCGACGAGTGGAAGGAGAAGGCCATGCTCGGGTTCGCCGACGGCGAGTATCGCGTGCTGGTGACCAAGCCGAGCATCGCGGGATTCGGCATGAACTGGCAGCACTGCCATCGAGTCGCGTTCTGCGGGCTGTCTCACAGCTACGAGCAGTTCTACCAGGCCGTGCGCCGTTGCTGGCGATATGGCCAAGAGAGCGAGGTCGACGTCGAGATATTCGTCACCGACCAGGAGGGTGCCATCGTGCGCAACGTCATGGACAAGCGCGACACGAACGACGAGATGCAGGAGGAGATGACGAAGAGGACCATGCGCATCAAGGACGATTCCGCGATGACGGGCCGAGACGTGATGCCCTATCTCGAGGAGGACGCGAGCGGCGACGGATGGGCGCTCAAGATGGGCGACTGCGTGGAGCGCATCCGCGAGGTCGAGAGCGACTCCGTGGGCTACACGATATTCTCGCCGCCATTCGCGTCGCTCTACACCTACAGCAACAGCGACCGCGACATGGGCAACTGCACGAGCGACGATGAATTCGCCGAGCACTTCGGGTTTCTCGTCGGCGAGCTTTACCGCGTCACGATGCCAGGGCGGCTCGTGAGCTTCCACTGCATGAACCTTCCAACCACCAAGGAGCGCGACGGGTTCATCGGCATCCGAGACTTCCGAGGCGACCTCATCCGCATGTTCGAGCGTGCGGGCTTCATCTACCACTCCGAGGTCACCATCTGGAAGGACCCCGTGACGGCGATGCAGCGCACCAAGGCGCTCGGGCTGCTCAACAAGCAGAAGAACAAGGATTCCTCGATGAGCCGCCAGGGAATCCCCGACTACCTCGTGACCATGCGCAAGCCCGGCGACAACCCCGAGCCGATAGAGCACGACAACGATCATTTCCCCATCGCCATGTGGCAGAAGTACGCGAGCCCCGTGTGGATGGACATCAACCCGTCGCGGACGCTCCAATACCGCTCTGCGCGCGAGAGCGAGGACGAACGCCACATCTGCCCGTTGCAGCTTGACGTCATAGAGCGCGGCGTCGACCTATGGAGCAAGCCAGGCGACCTCGTTCTCTCGCCGTTCGCTGGCATCGGCTCCGAGGGCTACGTGGCCGTCTCGAAGGGCAGGCGGTTCGTCGGCATCGAGCTAAAGCCGAGTTACTTCAAGGTGGCGACACGCAATCTAGCCGAGGCCGAACGCGAGCGTAGCCAGATGACCCTCGATGACATGCTGATGGTGGGGTGCGCGTGATGAAGCCAAAGAAATGCGCCATCTGCGGCGCGGAGTTCGAGCCCCGCACGAGCGCGAAGTACTGCTCCGACGAGTGCAAGCGCGTCGCCAAAGCCAGGTGTGACCACAATCGCTACTTCGCGGACGTGGAGGCGTCGCGGGCCAGGAGGAACGAGGCGCGTCGCAGGCGCACGCCGCCGTGGGCACCCGAGCCGCGCACCTGCGACGTGTGCGGCTCGGAGTTCGTGCCGACGAACTACTGGCAGAAGCGCTGTTCCCCGGAGTGCATGCGCCAGGGCAACCTCCGCACTGCCCGCGAGTGGTATGCGCGGAGGGCGGCCGACGGTGCGACCAAGGAGCTGAGGCCGTCGCCCGTGCCGAGCCGCGTCCTCACATTGCAGGAGCGCCTGCGCATCGGCGCGCTGGTTGGCGCTGGCCGCGTGACCGCGTGGGACATGGCGCGCGAGCTGCGCATGGACGTGGCCGACGTGCTGCGCATGAGGGACGAATGGAGGCGATGGAGGCATGGAGTGGAGACGCTGCGAGAGGTGCGGGCGTGAGTGGCCTATCACCAACTTCGTGCGCTGGGGCAACGCGCCCGGCGTCATCTGCCGGACGTGCCGGAACAACGCGAACCCGTCGGCGCGGGAGCGGATGCGCGCGGAGGCTGAGAGGCGCGAGCGTAGCGAGCTGGCGGGCCTGCCGTGGCCCGAGGTCGAGCGGCGCGCCCGCGCGCTGGCCGAGCGGCTCGTGGTCGGGCATCGGCCGTACGTTGCGGACCAGCTCATGGACCTGGTGGAGCGCGCCCACGAGTGCGGCGTGGAGGAGGGGAGGCGCCATGGCGAGGCCGACTAACGGGACCTACACGCTGCAAGACGGGCGCGTCATCGACGCGGCCTACCGCGACCGATGGGCGGCGAAGGTGGCTGCGGGCACCGTCACCCGCGCCGAGGCCGCCATCGCGTGCGGCGTGAGCTTGAGGACGATTGACCGATGGGTCGAGGCGAGGAGGCAGGACGACCTGGAGGACCGCATGCGTGAGCTTGGAATCGAGGTGGACCATGCCTAGGTACAACGTCGAGCTGCCGGACGGCACATGGCGGGTGTTCTCGACCATCGTCGATGACTTCGTCACGGATCCGATGACGTTCGACGAGCTCAAGGACTACAGGCTCGACCACTACGCGTCGCCAGACGCAGAGACTGAGTCGCTGCTGACCGACAAGCCGAGGTGCAACCGCATGAGCTACGAGGACGCGTGCTGGCGGATCGAAAACCTGGGAGTCGAGGAGGACGAATGAACGACGAGCTGGACCGTCTCATGGTCGAGAACGCCAAGCTGCGCGTGCTGGTGCGGGACCTCATCGAGGGGCCGCTGCTCTACGCGGTCTACAACTGCGAGGACGACCTGACCATCTCCGAGGCCATCGAGTGGGCCGAGGCGAACATGCGCCTACGTGCGCGGGATCTGGGAGTCGAGTTCTTCGGGGCGGAGGTGAACGCATGAGAAGACAGGTGGTGAGCCTCAGCGGAGGCAAGGACTCGACCGCGATGCTGCTCATGATGCTCGAGCGCGGCGAGAGGGTGGACGAGGCCGTCATGTTCGACGGCGGCTGGGAGTTCCCCGAGATGTACGAGCACATAGACAAGCTCAGGCGTGAGGTTGACGTGCCGATCACGGTGGTCAAGCCCCCGCACCCGCTCGAGTGGTACATGACCAACTACCGGGTCACGAGCGGCAAGAGGAAGGGCATGTACGGGCTGGGCTTCCCGAGGCCGTTCGCACGGTGGTGCACCAGGATCAAGAGGGACGTCATGAGGCACTACCTGTGCGGAGGCGAGCTGGTCTGCATAGGCATCGCCGCCGACGAGGACAGGCCGCTCGAGGAGGACAAGCGCTACCCGCTCATAGAGTGGGGTGTGACGGAGCGGCAGGCCCTGGAGTACTGCCTCGCGCGGGGCTTCACGTGGGGTGGGCTCTACGACCACATGAGCCGCGTCTCGTGCTGGTGCTGCCCGCTACAGAGCCTGGACTCGTCCCGCGCGCTGCGCAGGACCCATCCCGAGCTATGGCAGCGGCTCCTCGAGATGGAGCGCGACTGCGACGTGCTCCCCAACAACACCTTCCGTGCCAACTACAGCGCGCAGGGCCTGGAAGAACGGTTCGCGATGGAGGACAGGGCTGCCATGTGCGAGGAGGACGAATGACCCACGACCTGCCATGCCTGCCGTGCCCGATGACGAGTGACGACTTCAGCGCGGCGCGCAAGAACGGCAAGCGCCTGGCGTGCGAGCGCATGTACGACGAGATGGTTGAGCTTCGGGAGCTTGTGCGAGACATGCACCGAAGACTCTGCAACGCACGTCTGTGCGGCAAGTGTCCCGACTCCGAGGCGTGCGGCTTCGACGCGCTTGGTGGGCGATGCACCATGCTGGACGACCTGGAGGGCCGCATGCGCGAGCTTGGAATCGAGGTTGGATAAAGGATGGTCACGGACAACCTGCGCAAGACGTTTGACGATTGCACAGTGATGGCAGGAGTCGAGGAATTCGAGTGCGTTTACGTCACAAAGGCTGCTGCGTTGCGCTGCCTGGACGAGATAGATGAGGCATTCCGCAAGTTGGCGCAGACAACGGTCAAGTGTCAGAACGCCGAGTGCAGCAGCTGCGAGTACGGAAACCCAACAGGCTTTGGTTGCACGTGGGATGCGCATATGCGCGACCTGGGAATCGAGGTGAGCTGATGAGCAACGGGACAACTCAATGGGACATGTCCCAACTGACGCCAATCCACCCGTCGGTGCTGGGAATCCTCCGACGGCTCAAAGAATGGTGCGACGAATGCGAGCGGATGAAGTGTCTGCATCCCGACCACCACCCATGGACCGACGAGGACTGCGCGGGGTGCCAGTTCTTGCGTGGCGATGGATGCGAGGTGGGAGCATGAGCGAGTACGTCTGTGCGCTGGCCGACGCAGACCTCGCGGCCTGGGACCCAGACGTCCGAGAGGAAATCGTGCGGTGCCGAGACTGCGAGCACGCGCGGGTCTTGCATCCGCTCAACCCAATCACTGGCGTGGCGGCTGGGATTGAGGACTGGCGATGCGCGTATTTCTGGAATGCAGACGAGTTGTGCGAGGTCGCGCCCGACGGCTTCTGCGCCTGGGGCGAGCGAAGGGAGGACCGATGACCGAGCGAATCATCTGCAACGAGGCAGGCGGCGAGCTTCGCGAGGAGGTCGTGCGCTGCCGAGACTGCGACTTCTTCGCGACCGACCGACTCGGCGAGCGCTGTGCGTTGATGGAATTCAGGACCGTCGGGATGGCCAACGGCTTCTGCGCCTGGGGCGTGCGAAGGACAACGCTGGCCGACCTGTACGGCGTCTGGAGGGAGAAGGACGAATGAACGACGAAATGTTGCTTTGTCCGTTCTGCGGGAGCACTGCCATGCTTGTCGATGACTGGCCGCACTGGGACCACGGCGAGCCTTACGGAATCGGTTGCTCAAATGAGGAGTGCGTCGCCTACGTGGGCTATGGGACGAGGCTATTCGACACCGAGGCCGAGGCCATCGCCGCATGGAACAGGAGGGCCGTCGAGGCGACGCTGGGGCGAGGCGGCATGGAATGGGACGGGGACGTGCTGGTGCTGACCCTGCCGCGAGACCCGTCGAGCATCCACGTGCGGCGGGCCGACGGCGGGCCGCGCAAGGTCTACCCGAGCGAGGCCACGCTGGGGCGGGGGACGTGCCGCGTCGAGTCGGTCGCCCGCAACGAATACGGCCACGCGCCGCAAATGAGCGACTACACCTTCGAGCTGAGCTGCGGCCACAGCGTCACGTGGGACGAGCAGCCCGACTACTGCCCGTGGTGCGGGAGGAGGGTGATCGAATGACGTTGACCGAAGAGCTGCGCGGCCTGCTTGATGATCGTGGCGTGGCGTGGGAGGACCAGACGGCGACGGAGACTGGGCGCCGGTGGGTGACGCAATGGTCGATGAACGGCAGGGTGTTCAGGGCGTTGGAGACGTGGGACGGCTCGATCTCGCTGGTGCTCCCCGGCCTCACCCCGGTGCAGGCCGTCACGGAGGCGATTGGTCGCGGGACGTGCACGATGGAGCGCGAGCCCGGGAGCGACCGCCTCTGGTGGTGCTCAAGCTGTAAGGCGTACCACGAGCACGAGAGCGAGTACCCGTGGGAGTTCTGCCCGAGATGCGGCGCGAAGGTGGTGAGGAAGTGAGCGATGACGCACTTATGAGCGAGATCTACTCCACGAAGTCGCTGGTCTGCCTCGCCATCTTCTTCGCCGCCGATGCCAACCCCGCCATGCAGGTTGTGGCGCTGGTGATGGCCTGCGCCTACCTGGTGATGGCGTTCCTGAGAAGTCGGAGGGGGTGGAGGCGGTGACCACTGACGAAGTGACCGCGCTGGTGAGCCTGGTCGCCTTGACCGTCGCGATGGTGACCTTGCTGCTCTTTGTAGTTGAGAGGTGGCGCAGATGAGGGTGGCGCTTAGTGGCCCCGTCACGGGGCGACCTCGCGACGAGGCGGTGGCCGAGTTCCGCGACGCCGCGCGCCGCCTCACGCTGGCGGGCTTCGGAGTCTTCGACCCGTGCGAGGTGGTCGAGGCAGACGCCACGCACGAGCGGGCCATGCGGGTGTGCGTCCGATGGATTGCGTCCTACGCCGATGGCATCGTGACGCTTCCAGGCTGGGAGTCGTCGCCGGGCGCGTGCCTCGAGGTGGCCGTTGCCCGCGCCCTCGGACTGCCGGTGATGACGATGGCCGAGGCGCTGGCGTGACGGCGCTTGAGTACTTCCGGGCGCTGGCCGAGGCCGTCAGGGCCCACCGCGACGCCGAGCTGGTGGCCCAGTATGGCAGGCCCCGCGTCGCTGGTGGCGGGGGTGGCTCCGCCCCAGGGGACCCCACCGCACGAGCCGCCGCCGAGACGCTGGAGGCCAAGGCCGACATGGCCCGCGCCCAGGAGGTCATCGGCGACGGCCTGCGCGTCATCGAAGGAATTCGCCGCACGCTGGGCGAGGACTTCGGCGACGTGCTGGACGCGCGGTACGTCGACCTCGAGCCCTGGGACCTCATCGCGATGGATCAGGGCGTGACGCGCCAGACCGCCCGCGCGTGGCATGACGCGGCGCTGGACTGGTTCGACTTCAAGGGGGCGGCGTGGCTTAGGGAGCAGGCGCGCTGACCTGGTGCCTTCACGTGGCGTCCACCAAAACTTACCGCGTTTGTGGTAAAAATGTCACGATGGGTGATTCAGCTAGAGACGGGGGGCCTCTTCGGAGACCCCCCTTTTTCGTTGGGGGGGTGCTCCCGCGACCCCCGTCCGACAGACGGGGGGGGTACCTCCACCACCCCCGCCAACCCTGGGAGGGGGGCACCCGTGGCCGACCCGCGCAAGACTCGGAAGTGGCACGAGGTCGTGCGACCAGCGGCCTACCGCCGAGACTCCCAGGCCATCGTGACGCTGCCCGACGGGCGCACCGAGGTGGGCGCGCGCTGCTGGATATGCGGCGAGCGCATCGACTACGCCGCGCCCTTCGGCTCCGCGTGGGCATGGGAGCCTGACCACTACGTGAGTGTGAACGAACGGCCAGAGCTTGCCTTCGACCTCGCGAACCTTCGGCCTTCGCACTCGCGTTGCAACCGACAGCGTCACGACGGAAAGAGCGCCAAGCGGCCACGCGCTGACGATCTCGGCTCTCCTTCGCGCGCGTGGTGAGGCAGGCCATGGGGGGGAGGGGGGCCAAAATCTTGGAGGAAAACGCGCGGACAC